GTGTTAACAAAGCTGCGGTGGCCGTTGGCTCCGCTAATGATAGTGGCGAAGGGCTGTTAAAAACCCCTTACACACTTCCTCTAGTTACTAGAGTTTACATCAAACAGTGTCTTGATGTGATCATGGAAATCGCTCGTCTTTACGAGTTTGATGATACCTGCTTTCGTCTGTCACCCACCTTAGACCATTGGGGTCGGTGTGTGGCAAACTATTTTTCAGGTAATGCTCTCAAGTTCATGAAATGGAAGTTTGCTGCTTTTTATTCGTCCCATAAGGGACAAGCAGTTGCTACTCACGATGTTTTAGCCATTGACAATCCAAGAATTTTAGTTGGAGGAAGATTTTATTCTTACTTCAACAGACTTATGCGTAATCGGTTACCCGAGCGTTTTGAGTCTTTTCTTGTTTCAATTCTTATGTCGAAGAAGGGCATGCCCAGACCGACTAAAGATGACTGTCGTAAGGCTGAAGAAGCGACGTTTAAGGCTTTAACTAATCCTCGTATGTCTGATCCTCGTAGTTTTACTACTGAGGAACTTCTTATGCGTCGTGAGATAACACGTACCGTTAATGATATATTCAAACGGACCAAATTTTCCTTTTCAGGTGACGTTGAGCCCTTTTATCCCAGTACCTCTGCCAATTATATTAATAGCAGAGCTGCTGGTGGGGCGGTCGGTTCTATATTAGACGACCCGTCACTCCTACTCGGTCTAAAGACTGAGTCTAGGCTTGTAAACTTGATTAAAAAGGATGATGAAACCTTTGTTGACACGTCCAAGTTACGTAGTTCTTTTCAATCACTCTATCGACGTATGCTTAAAGCCAGTTATGACGAGAAGCCCATTGCGGTACCTCTCGGTTTACCGGAATCATTAAAGATCCGGGTCATAACGAAGGGTCCGCCACTTCGGCAGACCGTTCTGAAACCTCTACAGGTTTTTATGTGGTCTAAGCTTCGTCGTATGAAGGTCTTCGAGTTGATTGGAGGTCCTGTTAATGAATCGATTTTAATGGATCGTTTTCCCTACAGGTCTTCTCCTTTTCTCTCTGTGGACTATAGTGATGCTACGAATGAGATGTTTTCTTGGTGTTCTGAGGCCGTTGCCATGGCCCTTCAAGATATCTGGAGTCTTCCCGACCAAGATCATTGGTTGATAATGGAGGCGTTGACTCGTCATGATATTGAGTTTGAAGGGGTGGTCCGTCCGCAGACTCGTGGTCAGCTTATGGGCAGTATTCTCTCTTTTCCTGTTCTTTGCATTGTCAATCTTGCTCTGTGCCGTTCGGCTCTAGAGCATGATATTGGTCATAGTATCTCAGTTAATGAGGTACCTTTATTGATCAATGGTGATGATGCAGTGATGGCTATTGGAGAGCGTGGTCGAGACTACTGGGCAAAGTTTGGCCCAGTTATGGGTCTCGTCCCTTCTATTGGCAAGGTTTATTATGACAAGTCATTTCTCAATATTAATTCAACAACTTTTTTAGTGTTGGATATTGGTCCTGTCTTGAGCTTTTCGCGCGTCCCCTGGATTAATATGGGTTTGATGAGCGGTTTGAAGCGGTCTTCTACTATACAGGAGACATCTTATATGAGCCTTGGCCAAAAGGTTACTAAGCTTATTGATGATTCGCCCGAGGATCTGCGTGAGCGAGTCCTCTCGCAATATATCTTTAAGCATCGTAAGGTACTGCGTTCCATGGGTGTTCCGTGGTTCCTTCCTGAGCATTTGTTGGGTTTAGGTTTTCCCTCGGTTGGGCAATTT